TAAGGGGGCGAATATGGCCATGTTTCCTATGACACCTGCGCAGGCCGCGGTTCTAGGCCAGGCACCAACGGTCGCGGTCGCAGGCGGCGCGCCACCGTCCATGCAAGGAATGCCAATCAGCCCGGCCCAGGCGGCCGTGCTGGGTCAACCCATGCCGCAATCGCCGACCATGGGCGCAATGCCGGCCGCGCCGACCATGATGCAGCCGCTGCAGCCGTTTACGGCAAACCCGATGGCGGCGTTACTTGAGCAACGCGCCATGCGTGACGAGCCGATCAGGGGCGGACTGAACCTGATCGGCCGACTGGCCGCGCTCGGCGTGTCGCAAAAACTGCAGCGAGACGACACGGAACGCGAACAGGCCATGCGGCGCGAGCAGTTTTCGCAAATGGCGCCCGTGCTGGAAGCCATGCCGGAAGGGCCGCTCAAACAAATGGCGATGATGGGCCTGGCCACGGGGAATATCGAGGCGGTGAATCAAGCCATGATGAGCGCAGGAGAATTCCAGCAGCAGCGCACGCTTCAGGGCGAGGCGCAGGCCGCAGCGACCGCGCGCCAAGCCGCAGGTGATAAGGCCGCCATGCAGCGCGCGGAATTGAGCGCAGAAACGAGTCAGATTATTAATCAAAACAACATTGACGCGCAGGCGCTGCAGGGCGCGCTAGATCGGGAATTTAAGGCCGACATGACAATGCTTGAAAAAGCTATGGAGCCCGAGGACTTCAGCACGCTGAACGCGTTGGCGAAAGACTACCGCCAAGAAGCGCAGGACGTTCCGAAAGCCATGGCGCAGTATCGGTCGTTGATGAATTCCCTAGCGAGGGCAAATCCTGCCGACGCGTATGCGTCGATGATCGGCTTTGCCAAGATCCTTGAGCCGACCGCTATTGTGACAGAGGGCGACGCGGAAATGATCCGATCGACAGGCGGGTTGATGGGGCAGCTTGCGGCAATTGCGAACGGCGTCAGAGGGCAGAACACGATCACGCCCGAAGTGCGGCAAGCGATCGCCGATACGGTCAGCGGCATCATGGCCGACCGCGTGGACGTTTACGATTTGACTCGCGACGGGTACGTGCAGCAGGCCGCCTCGCAAGGGTTTGCGCCCGACAATATCCGAAAAGCGATCGTCGACTATGACGCCATGTTTGCCGATGTCATGCTGGACGCCAAACGCAATTTTGAGCAAAGCCTAAGCGCCCCAGCTGCGTCAGCGCAGGCCGCCGAGCCTGGCGTGCAAATGATAAGCGGCGACCCCACGGAACAGGGGTTTGAAGTCGACACCGGCCGACAGACTAGGCGGAACAGAGCAGTAGGCGCTAGGGGTACGCGATAATGCCGCAATTTTATCGAAAGGACGGCCAGCGTTATTACTACGACGGTCAGCGCATGATCCCAGTGCCGGAGGACGTGTCAGGCGTTGCACGCAAGGCCGCCCAGGGCGCCACGTTAGGTTTATCTGATGAACTCAGGGGTGTGGCCGCGGGGGTCGGTGCCATGCTGCCAGGCGGACGCTCACCAGGGGAAGCGTATAGCGCAGCCCGCGATGCTGAGAGACGAGCGCTGCAGCGGTTTGGCCAAGCCCGCCCAGCAGCGTCGTTAGCGGCGGAAGTCGGCGGCGGCCTAGCCACTGGCATCGGTGGCGCAGCCCGCACGGGTATTCTCAAGGGCGCGCAAACCTTGGGGCAGCTGCTGCGTCGGGGCGCGGCCGTGGGCGCAGCTGAAGGCGGCATCGCGGGTTTTGGCTATGCGCAGGGCGGGCCGGCAGAGCGCGCGATAGGAACTGGCATGGGTTCCGCATTTGGCGCGGCGACATCGGCAGCGGTGCCGGCGGCCCAGGCTGTTTATAGAGGACTGCGACCATCGGCCGCATCCGTGCTGCGCAATCAGGCGCCGATGATGCCGGAATCACAAATGCGCGCACGCCTGGCGGAAATGGGCCCGGAGGCCACGCTGGCCGACGTGACGCCTGGGATGCAGACCATCGCGAACGCCACGACGGCAAGACTGACGTCGGCGCAAAATTTAGTAGATCGGCTCGAAGAGCGATCCAAGGGAAAAGTCGGTCGAATTGTGCAGGCCGTGACGAAAGACATGGGCGGCATCGATCAGGCCGCAGACACCGTGGAAGAGCTGAAAGCAATCCGAAAACAAACTGCGGGCCCGTTGTATGAGCAAGCGTTGAACTCAGCGCCTGCGCCGTCTCTGCGCCTGGAGCGCCTGCTAGATGATCCCGACATCGCTAAAATTTGGCGGCGAGTCAAAACGTCAGGCGCGCGCCAGGAACTTATGGGCGAACTGGGTGGCGACGCAGCAGCGTTGACCGCCGAGGAAATACAGCGCGCAGCGCCATCCATGCGCGGCTGGCATTTCATTCAATCGCGCCTGGGCGACGAAGTTCGGCGATTGCAGCGCAGCACGGAAGTCGACGCGACCACGGTTCGGGAGCTCACTCAGCTACGAAACGTCATCCTAGGTGAGCTTGATCAGCTGCCGAACTATGCGCAGGCGAGGCAAATTTATGGGAGCGCCATGGGCGCCGAGGAAGCGCAAAAGCTCGGTGAGCAGCTGCTAGAGATGCCTTTATCGAAAGCGAAAGCAGCGATTGGCGCGCTGGACACGGGAGATCTGACTTTTGCCAGGGTCGGCCTCGGCGCGAAGATTGAGGACATGTTGACCAAAGGGTTAAAAGAAGGCTCAGTCGGTCGGCAAGTTCGGTCGGAAGGGTTTGAGCAAAAATTGCGAATGTTGTTCCCAGACAATCCTGCAGCCGCCGATGACTTTCTATCGGTCATCGATCGGGAAATGGATTTTCAGGAAACGTTCCGGCGCATACAGGGCGGCAGCGACACCGCCATACGCCAAGCAGCGCAGGAGCAATTGGCTGGCAATAATTTGATGCGCGGGGTTCGCTCGCTGGTGTCGGGCAACATCGAGGGCCAGGTGGCGGGCACGGCGAACCGGCAGCTGGACGAACTGGCGCAGTTTGCTCTGTCGCAAGATCCTCAAGTCCAGGCGCGCGCACTACAGCTAATGTACAGCCCGCAGGCGCTGCCAATTAACATGCCGGCCACGTATGCGGGTGTCGGTTTATCTTCAGTCCCTGGCGCGCAGCTGGCGCCGCAGGTGCAGGTTTTGATGGGAGGGCAGCAGTAATGCCGTGGAGCACCGGAACATACAGCCGCGCAGGCGGTTCGACGAACTGGGCGGATGACCGTGACGCGGGCACCGAGATCGAAGCCGGCCTGCATGACACGCACGATAATGATCTGGCGACGGGTATCAATCAGTGCTTGAATAAAGATGGCAGCAACGCCGCGACAGGCGATTTGGACGCGGGTGGCTATAAAATTAACAACGTCGGCACGGGCACCGCATCAACGGACGCGGTGAACAAAGCGCAGCTTGACGCAGTGAGTGCGTTTCCCACGGGCGGGATTATTCCGTTCGCGGGTTCCACGCTACCTGGCGCAGCAGGCGACTGGTTAGTGTGCGATGGGTCCGAGGTTAGCCGAACGACCTACAGCGATCTGTTTACAGCGCTCGGCAACGGGTCAATATACGGGGTCGGCGACGGCAGCACGACGTTTAACCTGCCGGATCTACAAGGACGCGTGATTGCCGGCATCGAGACAACCGAAAACAGGCTCACTGCTTCTTATTTTGGGGAGGATGGCACGGCATTAGGACAAACGGGCGGGAGCGAATCGCATCAGCTGACAGTGGCGGAGTTGGCGACGCACAATCATACGTTTTTCGATAGCAGGGCAGATAATTCGGGGAGTAACAATAATATCGCAAGCCAAGTGGGTACGATTGACACCGACGGAGGGTTTAACAGCACGACCAATTCAACAGGCGGCAACCAACCCCATAATAATGTGCAGCCCACAATGATTATGAATTACATTATAAAAACCTAGGCCAGCGAAATGGGATACGAAGCGATTGCAGCAATCATTCTGTTCCTGCTGTCGATCATTGCCGCGCTGGTCGGGTACGTCGGCCACCAGGTCATCGAATTGCTTAAGCGCCAAGCGGCCATGATTGATCACCTAGACTCACGTGTCTCACGGATTGAGGTGCATATTGATGACGCAGAAAAAAGAGTCGCTCGGCAGTAAACAGGAGCGATTCAGCCGCGACTTGGGGCAGCTGCTGCTTTTCGCGCATCTATCAGGCATCGGAGTTCGCATGGGCGAAACCTGGCGTACGCCCGAGCAGGCAAAGTGGAACGCCGAACAGGGAAAAGGGATTGAGCATAGTTTGCACTGCGACCGCCTAGCAGCTGATTTAATTTGCGCGATCGACGGCGAAGTGGTGTGGGATGGCGACCCCTATACTCAGCTGGCCGACCACTGGAAGGGAATGGGGGATGACCATTGCTGGGGCGGCGACTTCACGCGACCCGACGTTTATCATTTCAGCATCACGCACGGTGGTCGGAAATGATTCCCCTATTGGACGCAGGCTTGCGCATTATCGAAAAAGTGATACCGGACCCTGCCGAGCGGGATCGTGCCAGGCTCGAATTGCTTAGGCTGCAGCAGGACGGCGAGCTTACGGTCATTCAGGCGCAAGCCGGCATCGTGCAGGCCGAAGCCAGCAGTGAGCACGTCGTGACGGCGACCTGGCGGCCCGTGGTCATGTTGACATTCACGGGTCTAATTGTGGGGTACTGGTTCGGGTTTACTCCCGAGACCCTGCCGGATGAAGCCGTGCAGGAATGTTTTCGCCTGTTAGAGATAGCCATTGGCGGCTATGTGGTCGGCAGATCTGGGGAGAAAATCGCAAAAACGTGGAAGCCGGGGAGCAAGTAATGGGGTGTAAAAAGAAAAACAAACCGCGCGGAAGGTAAAAAAAAGCCCGCGCGAGGCGGGCTTAACGTGTGCAGGGGAGGCATGAAGGTATTGTGCCTTAAAAAGGAATGTCATCCTCAAAGCCGTGGTTTGGATCCGTCATGGCATCCGTGCGCGTCTGGTCGGCCTGCTGGTTTTGCTGTTCCTGCAGCTGCTGCAGCGCCTCAACATGCTGCACGTTCGGATGGTTTGAATTGATAGGTTGAACGTGCTGACTCGGCGCCGGTCCACGGTCGGCCGGTCGCGTTTTCAGCCCGTCGAATATACGCCAGGCAAATCGGATTAGGCGGTCACAATCCTCTTCGGTGTCGCACGCGGCCGCGAGTTTAGCCGACGACTGAATCAGTATGTGATCATCTTTTGATGATGCAGCCGCGTTTTGAGCAGGCGCCGACCCAGGCGATGCAGGCGAGGGCTGGACCATATCTGCAATTGCGTCAGCTTCATCATGGCCGCGAAAGCCGGTGACGTTATAGAACGTGCGCTCACCTTGCTGGCGTTCCTGGACGGTCAGCACCACCTTCTGTCCTTGGTAACGCATGATCCCTGCATCAAAGCAATTAGCGAAAAGCCCTGGGTCACCGGACCGCAACAGCACCCAGTACATATCGTCGCGCCGCTTGCTTTGCCCACATTTGAGGTTCTCAACAGTAATTTGCATCACCTTCCCTCCCGGTCGCGTTGCTCTGCAATGTCATCCTGGTACAGGTCGTCCACGCGCTCGACACCGTATTGCTCGCGCAGATTGCGGTGCTGGCAGCTGTTGGCGCGCCAGAGCAGGCGTTCTGCCTCGGCACGGTCCCGAGTGCGCAGAACGTCCCGACGCTCAATACGAATCACGAATTCGACGCCTTCACGGCGCATGGTCGCGTGTTGAAAAGTCATTTCTGGCTCCCCTGGTTATATCCGTTGACGGCCTCCCAAAGCGATTCCGATAGATCGGCCGCCTTGCCCGCATCCTTTTCAATGTTCATCAAATCGGTGGCCAGTCGGTCTAAATGCCGCTCCAACCTGGCATTAATCTCGGTCAATTCATCTGCCATTGCACAAACGCGGTCAATGTTTCTATTGGCGCGCTCGATGCCGTCGGGCGCGTTGTCTTTAATGATGTCTTGCCATTTCATGTGTGTTTTCCCCTTTCAATCGATCCAGCAAATGCCGGTGCTAAACAAAAGGCAGAGCACGGCAGCGTGCGCCAGGATGTCTTTTGCTTTGCGCCATGCCTGGCGCCGCGCGCGCGCCTTGCCCCAGTCTGACAATTCTCGATAATGCCTAAGCGTCGTCATTGTTGGATTCCTCCAAGTGACTGTTGAAAGCCAGCATGGCTTCTTCGCGCGCAACCGATTCCAGGTCATTCGGCCACGACTTGCCCTGCAATACAGGCAAGGGCCGGCAGTCGCCAGTCATTTCGCTAATTAATTTGCCGTTGAACCGCACATGAATAAAGCTGCGCCAGTCCGTATGCACGTGTAGGTCGTCGAATGTGTAATCGTATTCAGTCATGTGTGTGTATCCCGTAGATATAGACCTCTAACGCCTAATCGACCCAGCAAACTTTCACCGCAAAAAGCTGCTGACCATTGCCAGAGTCCATGTCTGCGATATCGTAGTGAATGTGATCTGTGTCTGCTTTTCCATCCCACAAAGCGCGTGAAACGAACTCCCCGCTACGTTCGTGGGATATCCACAAACCAGTTATTGGGTCTGCGAGCACTTCCAAGATCTCAATTTGCTTTTCCATCGATCGTTCCTTTTTGTGTCTGCGTTAATGTCCGCGTCCCGTCGACGCAAAGAAATGATGCCTGTGAGTTGCGCACATCTCCAATAATCATTATGCATAAAGGTATAGCATGCATGCTCTGTCTGTTATAAGATTGTGTTCTCGCTGGTCGGTGGAAAACGGCAGCGGCGAGGAAAGCAAGCCGCTACTGTGGGGTCTAGCGAAGCGGCAACCGTAGACTCTTAAATCCCCGACGCGGCGCTAGTTAAAAGGTGCGGGAAGCCCGACGCGACAACGCGGCTCCGTCGATCTAATCGGCAAGGGTGTCTGGCGTACCTAAAGCATTTGGCGGAGGGTATGGCTGGACTCACCCTTTGCTCACCCGCTCACCATCGATCTACAGGGGATTTAGGAAATGGTCGTAGCAAAAAAAACAGATTTAGGCGTCGACTGGGCGGAAGCGCATGTGATCAGCTCACGGGTCATCCTGTCCGAAGTGGCAGATTATTACGACGTGCGGATGCGTACGCTGCTGGCTCCCAAAGGCCGCAGTGAGGATGTGACGGAAGCGCGCATGGTGGTCATGTTGTTATTGCGCGAGCTGTGCGGCATGGATGCAGACAGCATTGCCCGCATGCTGTTTAGCAAACGCGCTACCGTATCATCTTGGATATCGCGCGCTCGCGGCAAAATACGGGATGACGCGCGGTTCCGATCGTCCTATATGTTTATTGGACGCGCAGTGTGGGCGGAGGGCGTCCAGTTTTACTGGTCAGCAATTCAACGCGAGGAACGGCGGCGCTATGTGGACACGAAAGACGCATCCGGTGACCTGGGCGGAATACGTGACGCTGCTGCCGTATCTGCGGTTTGATAACGGCACTGGATATTGTGAAGGGTGCGGGGAAGCCCATTCAGGCGGATATCGAAGGAGGTGTGAGTGGTGCAATTTGACAGACAGACAGGCATCAGCGCGTGCGGCCGTTTTCAAGTTAGCCGTTTTGTCTACGATCGAAGCAGGCCGGATTCGTATGACTGGAACTTGTGGGAAGCCGAGGATTTGCCAGTGGCGCAAGGCCGGATACGCGCGTTCTGTCGCCTCCGCGGTGGCGGGACGAAAGCGGAAGTGAAGGCGCTTATCGCTAAGTTAGACGGCGCGGCCGCCGATAATTCAAAAGACCCGACCGCGGCCCTGGCTACGCTTAAGGCTATGGTTAAGTGAGACGCGCGGCTAGGACCGACGACAATCACGTGGACGTCGTAGCCTGGGGCGAGGCAATGGCGCTGGTCGAAGTCAAAACCAAATCGGGCAAGTTGACTAAGCAGCAGCGCGAGTTTTCGTCGCGATGGCCACCAGGGTTCTTGTTAGTGACCGACGACGACGACTGCGAAGCGGTGGCGGCCTTGCTCAAGTCGCAGCATCAATTGCTCAGCCCGGCCGCGGAAGCAACTCCCCGCGCACTGCATTGATTTTTTCCGGCCTATAAAAGATGGCGCGACCGAAAAAACCCATTGATCTAGAAAAGGTTGAATTGCTGGCGTCCTACGGGTGCACGCAAACGGAAATAGCGTCCGAGCTGAGCGTTACTGACCGTACCCTGCGCGCAAACGCTGCGGAAGCCTGGCAGCGCGGCCGCGACCGATTGAAGATGTCCCTGCGCCGCCAGCAGGTCAAATTGGCCATGGACGGCGATCGAGGGATGCTGATCTGGCTTGGCAAACAGCTGCTGGACCAGCGCGACCAACAGGCGGTCGAGGTCGACGACAAACGCCTATACGTTCTTGAGAAACCCGACATCCCGGAAACCGCAGAGCAATGGGCGCAGCTCAACAAAAGCAAACACTAGGGCCGGAACTACTGTGGCGGCCGAACCCTGGGCCACAAACGCACTACATCCAGGGTCAGGCGCTATGGGGCATCGTGTACGGCGGCGCGGCGGGTGGCGGAAAGACCGCAGGCAGCCTCGCGGACTTCTTATATCACTGGCAGCAGCACGGTCAGCACGTCTACGGTGGTTTTTTTCGTCGGCGCCTGACAGATCTTGAATACTGCATCGGCGAAGCCAAGCGCCTGTATTTTCCGATAGGCGCTCGATGGCAAGAGCAGAAAAAGATCTTCACATTCCCGGACGGCGCGCAATTGCGATTCCGGCAGCTGGACAGCTGGGACGACGTACTCAGCATGATGTCCACGCAATTCACGCGCATTTATTTCGAAGAACTCACTCACTGGGCCGATGACAAAGCGTTTCGCGCGCTGCGGTCACGCCTGCGCTCACCGCACGGCATCCCGACCAGCTGGCGCGCCACCTGCAACCCTGGCGGCCCAGGGCATTTGTGGGTAAAGCAATACGCGATAGATCCTGCGCCCGGCGGGTACCAGCTGCTCGCCGACGGGTCGCGCGAATATGCGTTCATTCCGGCAAAGGTGGCGGATAACCCGTATCTCGGCGATGACTACGTCGAAAACCTTCGGACAATGGGCTCGGCGTCGCTGGTGGCCAAATACCTGGACGGCGACTGGACGATTATTGATGGCGCGTTCTTTGACAATTGGTCGGCGCGGCGCAATGTGTGCAAGCCGGTGGCATTGCCAGATCACTGGCTGCGGTTCCGGTCCCTGGACTGGGGCAGCGCGAGGCCGTTTTCTGTCGGCTGGTGGGCGGTCGCGGATGAAGACACGGAACTGCCGAACGGGTGCGTGTTGCCGCGTGGCGGGCTGGTGCGGTACCGGGAATGGTACGGATGCACCGGCAAGCCGAATGAAGGCGTGAAGTTGACCGTGGAGCAAGTCGCGGACGGGATTCTGTCGCGCGGGCCAGAGCAAGTGGCGTATACGGTGGCAGATCCGGCCATATTCGCCAGGGACGGCGGCCCGAGCATTGCCGAACGGATGGCCGTGGCGGGGGTGGCCTGTAGGCGCGCAGATAATGCCCGCGTTGCACGGCGTGGCGCCCTGGGCGGCTGGGACCAAATGCGAGCCCGTATTGACGGCCAAGGCGACGGGCGGCCTATGGTCGTTTGCTTTGACACGTGCGCCGATTCGATTCGCACGATTCCCGCGCTGCAGCACGACGATAACAACCCTGAGGACTTGGATACCAGCGCCGAAGACCACGCCGCAGACGAATGGCGATACGCATTAATGTCACGACCCTGGGTAAAAGAAAAACCCATGGTCTACAATCCCCTGGAACAGCAGAAAAAGCCGGTGACGTTTGACCAGGCGTTAATAGAGCAGGAGCGCGGCCGCGCACGGAATCGGATTTGATTAATCGCAGACGGAAAAGGAGCGACAATGTCCACGCTAGTGAAGTATTACGATCCAACTATCAAAGCGACGTCGGGGGTGCAGGGCACCGGCGGCGCTATGAACGTCAATATCAGCACGACGATTGCAGGCGAACGCAACCCGACAAGCACGACAAACGCGTATATGGCTGCCGTTCCTGAAGGCAACGTGACGCGCCTTGACATCGGAACGACAGAGACGCTGGTCACGAACAGCCCGGCGATCCTGTTGGCGATTATCGGAAACGACGCAAATACAGGGTTCACAGATTTGATCGACGCGGCGAGTACGGGCAGTGGATTTACGGCGAAAGTCCGAACGAATGTGGCCGACGGCGAAAGCCTCTCATTACACGGGATGAAATTCTCAAACGGGATATGCGTTGACGGTGAATCAGCCGCGCACGACGTTAGTTTAGTGTGGAGGCCGCAGTAATGATGCGCCCCCTATTGCCAGGAACGACGATTGCGGATTTACGAGATAACAAACCGACAACCCTTTTCACGAATCAACCGGTGTACTCGCAAACGACCACATATTTGAACGGGGATAACCAGCTGATGACGCTAGTCGTGCCGATGCGCAATGACACAAGCCTAAGATCGGCTGGGTTTTTGGACGGCGCGTTCCCTGTTGAACAAGATCGGCCTATGTGTCTGCAAACATATATGCCGATTGAAGATTTAACCCGACTCACTCGCGATACATCTGGAACTGATTATTTTGACTGGCGGCTCGGGCTAGGGCTCTACGATTCTGGAACTTCATTTATTAAGTCAATATCGGCAGTGTTCGGCCAAGGAAACGAGAACTACCCGCATTTCTCCCCCAGATATAACATGCAGCGCGCCGAAGCGCAGGTGGCGTCGGATGTGGGGTGGGCATATTCGACATCTGGTAATTTCACAGACACGACGGCCGCGCGGTTCCAATTCCGCATAGAACCCACAGCGTCGGCATTTGACAACGGGCAGACAGGCGACGCCACGGCGTTGAGTTTTGACAGCGTCGCAGGCGGTGTCATCACTGGCGATATGACGCTGTTGAACGACCATGACGCGGTCGGATTTGTCGGTGCGACCCTGCCGACAGGCAGCCAATCAGTCGGGACTAACATGCAAACCTTGTTTGTTAAAAAGCTAACAAACACAGAGTGCGAGCTATACGATCAAATTGAACTAACAAACAAGCGCGTCTTAACAGATCTGGGCACGGGCGATTTTTACCTGATGCCAAGATTCTTTGTGAAAGAAATATTCCATCCGCCTGCGTATCGCCCGATTGTTGTGTTCTCTTTTGACGACTCAAACGACACAGACTACAACGTTCTATTCTTAGGCGATACGGTCGGCGGCGTTGCTTTGCCGAGTTTTGCCAGTTTCGGATGGAGCGCAACAAGTTTTGTTATTGCAAACTCAATCGACAAGGCGGCCAAACTCACAACAACGCAAATGCGCTCGATGGCGTCAAACGGGTGGGATTTTCAAGTTCACTACGCAGGCGGGTCCGAAAATTTTGCGGAAATGACAACCGCAGAAATCAGGGAAAGCATCAAAACCACGCAAACCAAATTAAAAGAGGCCGTTGGCAGCAGCGCAGACATCATCGCGTACAGCGAGGGCCGCGCATACGACAGCTGGTTAGCTACGGGCACCTTGTTAAATCCTGACAATGCGGAAATCAAAAATAATGCGTACCGCATCCACGACGTTGTGAAAGAACGCGGAATTAGAATGGGCCGAAACGTCGGCAGCGCGTTTGTCGAGGGTCCGTCGTTTCCGCCTGCGCTAATGAACAGCTCGACTAATCTGACGCCGCATCCGTACCTTATGTTTCCTTCAATACTGTTGGACACAGACAATGGCGCAGGTAGCCGCGGGGCCACGCAGATATCGGCGCTGGAAAGCATGATTCGCCTAGGTCAGCCGGTAATATTTTTCAACGGCCATCGGATCGTGGAAGATTCAGCGGCGGGCCCAGCACTCACCCCAGTTTCGGAACTGCTGGCGGTAATGAATCGCGTTGCCGAATTAGAGCAGCAGGGCGTTGTGTCAGTGATGTCCGCAAAAGACGCGTACTGGGCATTGACTCGACCAGACCTAAAGCGACCGGCGCGGGTATAAAACATGAGCATCGAAAAACTCGACGACTTCGAGCCAGGGAAAACCGGCGTAGTAAAACGGTGGCTGGAAGAACTACACATTGCAGAGGAATGGGAGCGTCCCTGGCGCGAGCGCGCGCAAGTTTGCATCGAGCGGTACGAGGGCGAGGCGCAGCACCGCAGGTCAACATTCAACATTCTGTACAGCAACGTCGAAACGATCCGTCCTGCGCTCTTTGCCAAGCCGCCAATACCCGACGTCCGTCGACGCAAGAAGGCGCCAGCACCGATGGAGCGCGAAGCCGCGGAGATTATTGAGCGCTGCTTAGAATACCTGATTGACTCGCAGTGCTATCCCGACGAAGTGAACGCCATGCTGAATGATTACTTGCTCACCGGTCGCGGCGTGATGCGGGTGCGATACAAGCCGACCATTGTTCGGCAAATGGCGCCCGTTGCCATGATCAACGACGGCGAGGCCGACCGGTTTTTCACGGCGAATAACAACGAAGTGGAGCCAGACGACGTCATCGACACCGAATCCGGACCGATGGTGCAGCTGGAGTCAGTTCAGTTCGAGCGCGCGGATGTCGAGCACGTGCACTGGCGGGACTTTTGCCATCAGCCCGCGAAAACTTGGCGTGACGTGCGATGGATTGCTTTTCGTCACGAATTCACGCGCAACGAGCTGGAACAAGCGTTCGGAAAAGCGGCTGCCGTTAACACGCAGCTGACCATTCACGGCGGCCGCAAGCGTGACGATCGGGGCGGCACCGAGAACCCGGACTTGTTCATGAAGGCGGAAGTTTGGGAGATCTGGGACAAAACCGAGCGTCAGATTCTTTTCGTGTCGCCAGGCAATCCAGAACGGCCGTTGCTGAAAGTCGACGACGGGCCGGAGTATTACAACCTGGCGGATTTTTTTTGTTGCCCGCCACCGTTGCTGGCAGTCAAAACGCCGAACAGTTTACTGCCTATCCCGGAATACACGATTTATCAGGACTTGGCGCGACAATTGGACGAACTCACCGCCAGGGCGGAAGGTATCGCCGAATCGCTGCGGGTCACTGGCGTTTATGACGGCGCAATGCCCGAACTGTCGCAGATCCTAGATTTTGAAAACACCCTAGTGCCCGTCGACAATTTTCGCGACTTAATTGAAAAAGGCGGCCTTAAAGCAGTGGTCGACTTTGTCCCACTCGACGGGCCGGTGACGACCTTGGTCGCGATCTACCAGCAAATGCAAGTCGTGAAACAAACGATATATGAGGTGGTCGGCATCAGCGATATTGCTAGGGCGGCCAGCGACCCGCGCGAAACGGCAACTGCGCAGCGCCTGAAGGCGTCGTACGGCAACGCGCGCATCAACGTCCGCCAGCGCGACATCCAATACTACCTGCGCGAACTTATGGCCATCCAGGCAGAACTTGTGTGCGAGAAATTTGAGCCGCAAGTGATTGCCGCAATGGCCGGTCGACCGATGATCCCTGACGAAATCATGTTTTTGTTCCGCTCGGATGCCCTGCGCAACTTTGCCATCGACATCGAAACCGACAGCACCGTCAGCACCGAGCGCGCGCACGAACAAGAGCAACTCGCGGACCTATTGCAGGGCATCGGCGCGTATGCGCAGGCCGCCCAGGCATTGCCGGAAAGCGCCAGACTGCCGCTGTTGCAATCGGTGGTGCGCAAGTTTGGCCTAGGCCGAGATGTTGAAATTGCTCTTGAGAACGCATCACAACAGCCGCCAGCGCCCGACCCGGCCGCTATTGAGGCGCAGCAGAAGGCTCAAATGGAAATGGCCAAGCTACAGCAGAAAGAAATCGAGAGCCGGCGCGACTATCAATTGAAACTGCAGCAGCTGGCGCTTGAAGCGCAGGAGCTGGGACTCAAAGCCGACGAAATGGAAGCCGATATGACCATGGCGTTAGGGAACCTGTTAGGTGCTGGCAATGCGTAAGCGGTGGCGCCAGCGCAATGGGAAGCTAATCCCGTATGATGAATTGCCTGAGCTTCAGCCGGCCGGGCCCTACGTGATGGGCGACATCAAGCCTTACACGTCGGTAATCACGGGCGAGACGATTACCAGCCGGTCGCATCATCGCCAGCACCTGCGGGACCACGGCGCTATCGAAGTCGGATCGGAAAAACCGCAATGGCTAAAGGAAAAGTATGAGCGACGCAACGGAAGAGATTAACCAGCCGGACCTAGAAACCTCCGAGATTGTCGACGATAATTCAATTGGGCATTTGCTGCGCGAAGCGATGCAGGACACGGACGCTGAGCCGCCACCGTCGCCTGAATTGCCGGCCGCAGGAAATGACGCCACCGACCGACCCGAGCAGGCCACGGACACGGACGGCGATCCCGAGCCGCCCCAGTCACTGACTGAGGCAGAGCGCGCAGCCTGGGGAGACTTGCCCGCATCGGCAAAGGAAATCATTAGCCGACGCGAGAAAGACTTCCAGAAAGCGCGGTTTAGTGATTCGAAGTTAGGCGAAGTGTTGGAGCCGCTGAGGTCACAGCTTGAGGGAACCGGTGTCCACGTGGATGAATACGTGAACGGGTTACTGCAAGCCGACCGATACGTGTCAGAGCAGCCGTTGCAGGCAATTATGCAGATTGCACAACGGCACAATTTGACCGACCAGCTGCGCCAGGCGTTCTCCGACGAATCACACGAGCAGCCGCGTGGCGACGATGACGCCATGGCGGAGGTTAAGAAGCTACGCCAGGAACTGCGGTACCAGCAGGAATACAGCCAGGCAGTGCAGCAATGGCAGTCGTTTGTGACCGAAAAGCCGGACGCGGAGCGCATGAAAAAACTGATTGCCGCCGAGCTGACCGCCGACCCGCGGGCAACTTATGGAGTTGCCTATGACCGCGCGAAGGCGCTGGTTCAGGAAAGCGCGGGTTCGGTCGCAGCTGCGGAGGAACGGCAACGGGTGGAAACGCAAGGCGCAGCGGCCAGCAAAGCCCGCAAACTGTCATTGCCGCGAGGCCGGTCAGGAACGCAGGCCGACGCTGAATCTTCAGGCAACCTCCGCCAGGACATCGCCGACGCCATGCGGCGCAGTGGCATGATCAGTTAAATCGAGGATATTGATATGGCGAGCCCGAACTTAACGGAGCTAATTACCACCACGCAGCGGAACCGCTCGCGTACGGTGGCGGATAACGTCCTGTCGAACAATGGCCTGCTAAGCGCAATCCGTGCATCAGGCCGTGTGCGCCCGTTTTCAGGCGGCCGCGAAATCGTTCAGGAACTTTCGTACCAGGAAAACAGCACCTTTAAATACTACAGCGGCTACGAAGTGTTGGACGTTTCACCGTCAGACGTGCTGACCGCTGCAACGTACGACATTAAGCAGGCGGCCGTGGCCGTCACTATTTCCGGACTTGAAGCCGACATCCAGAACGCGGGCCCGGAGTCCGTGATCAATCTGCTGGAATCGCGCATTGAAGTCGCGGAATCCACCATGATGAACAACCTGCATGAAGGGCTATATAGCGACGGTACAGGGTCGGGTGGCAAGCAGGTGACAGGACTGCAGGCCATCGTGAACAGCACCGTTGCGAGCACCGTCGGCGGCATCGACGGCAGCACCTACACGTTCTGGCAGCCCCAACTGTATGACTTCAGCACCGAGTCAGTGACTGCCGGGGCTGACACCATCCAAAAGGCCATGCAGACCCTGCACCTTCGCTGCACGCGCGGCACGGATGAGCCGAATCTTTGGGTCATGGGTGAAGACTATTACCAGTATTTTTGGGAATCTTTGACTGATATTCAGCGCATCCAAACCGTGGGCACTGCTACTGCCGGATTCTCTGCGGTCAGGTTCCGCAATGCGGATGTCATTTACGACCCGGCGGGCTCAAACTTCAGCGCAACGCGTGCGTACGCACTGAACACAGATTACCTGTTCTGGCGTCCTCATTCAGCGCGCGACATGGTGCCGCTGGAGCCGCGTTCTTCGGTCAACCAGGACAGCAGCGTATCGCTGTTGGTCTGGGCCGGTAACCTGACCTGCAGCAACAGATCGCTGCAGGGCGTGATGATTCCGTAAGGGGGTGAACCATGGCTAATCAGATCGCAACCACGATACAGGGCGTCGACGTGGACGCACGTGACACCACGCCTGTTTTTGCCCTGGGCACAACTGCGCTCGGGCATGACAAATCAACGGGGGCGCCGCTCAAGCTGATTTATGTCCAGGCAAACGGCAGCATTGCCGCGTCGCAATCGGACGTGACCGTGTCGGCCGTGTCACAGGCGTCGGACGGGTCCGGCACCTTTGGCAACACGACCGCGTTCAGCAATGATGAATACGGCTGGGTATTCGACGAAATTAACTAAAGGGTAAATCATGGCAAATGAAGGCATCGAGCGAATCCAGGAGCAAGTAGGCGGCGAGGTGGTTGATGGGGCCGTCGGGTATTTTGTGAGGGAACGTGCATATAACCAGGAAATGAGCACCCGCGAAGGCGAGCCTGTTTTCCTGCTGCACGACTTTTGCATGATCCGCGTTCCTGGTCGCAGCACCGTCGAAAAACAGCTGGTGCGCAAAGTGATGCCAGGCGGCGAGGAAATCAACGTCAGCGATTACCACCTGAAGCGGTTTCCTCGCGCGTGGGACGCGTTCCTGCGCGGCGAAGATCTGCGACCGGATGGCACGCTGCTCGAAGATTGCCCCGCCGTCCCAAAAGAACGCTTGCCAGAACTGAAGGCCGCGGCCGTGCGGACCGTCGAGGATTTAGCAAACCTCCCCGACGCGTCCGTGCGGCGCGTAGGCCACGACGGGTTTGTACTGCGCCAGGTGGCGCGGGAATACCTCGAAGAAAATAATGAGGTGGCGCGCCTACGCGAGCGCGTTGCAGAACTAGAAAAAGCCGCTGCGCCAAAACGGGGCCGGCCCAAAAAGGCAAACGTGAATGGCGACGATAGCGCAAACCCTGACAGCGATCGCAAACACGATCGGCCTGCAGGCGCCGAGTAATTTTTACGGCAACAGTGATCCGACCGCAGCGCGCCTATTACAGGCCGCGCTGTCGGCGGGTCGGTATCTGGCGTCCTCGCGGAATTGGCGCGAGCTTACCTTTGAGCACAGTTTCACCACGACGTCGGGGCAGCTGACCTACGCGCTGCCGACATCGCCGAGGTTCCATCATTTCTATCCGGTTAGCGGGTATGACCGCGATAACAGCACGCTGCTGATCGGGCCCGTGCCCGTGCATGAATTCCAGCGCGGCAAGGCCGAAACATTAAGCCCGGTCGGCATCCAGCACCGGTTCCGCATCCGCGCATCCGCCAATCACGCTACGCCTGAGCTTGCATTTGTGGACGACCCAGGCGGCGCATACAGCCTCGCGTTTGAATACGTCACGGATCAATGGGTCAACCAAGGCGGCGGCACCTACTCCGATACCGTCCTAGCCGACTCAAACGAACCGGTGTTCGATCATTATTTGTTTGAGTGCCAGACCAGGTGGCGCGCGTTGCGGACGCTCGGCGAGCCCTTCGCGGCCGAGCTTGATGAAGCGAACCGGACGGAGGAACAAACCTACAGCCGGCAGAACGGCAGCCTAGTGCGCCTGGCGCCATCGAGGGTGCGGTTCATGGAAAACATCCCTGAAGGCAACTGGCCGACGTCATGAGCTTGTCCGTCAATCGCCAAGCCGTCTTGCAGCAGGCCGCAGGCCGGTCGCAAATCATCAGCCTGCCGGCACCGCTGGCAGGACTGAACAGTCGCGACCCTATCGACGGGATGGATCCGACGTTCGCGCTGCAAATGGACAATCTGTTCCCCGAGTCTGACCGCGTGCGCGTGCGCGGTGGCTATGAAACTTTCTGCAGCAACGGCGGCGGCAGCGATCTACCAAAAACGCTGTTTAACCTGGTCAGCGGCACAAATGAATATTTTGGGGCCGTGTGCAATGGCGACATTTACGAGCTGTCGTCAGGCACTCCGAGCAGCAGAACCGGAAGCCTGACCATCACGAGTGATTACTGGGTCACGACGATATTCGCCGACAGCGCAAGCCCGGATACGCCTTATGTCATCGCGGTCAACGGCACCGACGCGCCGTGGAAATACAGCGGCACGGGGAACGCAACCGCCTGGACGCCGACCGGCCCGACGTTGGCAAATTTGGCGTGGGTGTTCGCGTTTAAGAACCGAGTGTTTGCAGGCGAGAAAGACACGCGCGACTTTTGGTATGGCGCGCTTGGCGCAGGCCAGGGCACGTTGACCAAGTTTCCGTTGTCCGGCATCCGTGGCGCTCAGGGCAATATTCTTTTTATGGCCGCCATGACTCGCGATACCGGCAGCGGGCCCGACGACTATGCGGTGTTCGTGACTACGGAAGGCCAGGTGATTGTGTATGCGGGCACGAATCCTGCGGACGCGGCCGAGTGGACGCTGGTGGGCGTTTATCAAATCCCCAGGCCAATTCCCAGCCGCAAGGCGCATTGCCAGATCTTTGGGGATGTCGTCATTGCCACCGAGCGCGACTATGTTTTTTTGTCGCAGGCGCTGCAGCAGGGCGGCGCCTTTGTCCTGCAGCCGACGGCATTATCTGGGGCGATGGAGCAGGTCGCGTTTGAGTACAGCGGCAATCTGGAATGGCAAATGATCGCCTGGCCGGAAGCGAATCAGATTATTTGCAACATACCGATTCGAGCCGACGTCGAATACATTCAGCACGTGTTTAACGCGCAGACCAGGGCCGCGTGTCGGTACACCGGATTAAATATGGCAACCCTGGGCCGATACGACGGCAAGTTATACGGCACAGTGCCAGACAAGGTGGTTCGGCTGGATTCAGGGCTGGCCGACGATGCCGACGGGACGCCGACCGCAATCCAAATCCGGTTCCGTTCCGCTTGGTGGGACTTGAAAAGCCCGCAGATTAAGCACGTGGTCGCCATACGCCCGTTTTTTCGGACATATCAGCCCGTGTCGCCGACGCTGCAGCTGGCCACCGATTTTCGATTGCTCGACCATTCCGCGAACGCGCAAACCGGCATCGTGGCCGAAACATTCTGGGGCGATACGTCAGGCGTCACGACCGATTGGGGCGATGCCAGCGGCGCGACCACGTATTGGTCGGGCGGCCTGTCGGGCAACGCGACGCAAGATAGAGCTTGGCGCCTGCTGTCGAATCGCGGCACCGACTTTCAACTAATCA